AAAGCTAGAGAAAGATACGCTTTTGGCGCTTCTGACTTTAGAGGTATCTACGGCGTTGAAGGTGCGTAATCATTAAAAAGAAAATTTATGTGGCGGAACATAGTTCCGCCACATTTAGTAAATAGAAAGACAAAACCATGAAACAATTCACCATTACAATCTGGGCATACGATCATTACGCAAAATTTAGTGTTGATGCTGAAGATAATGCTATTTCTCTTGAACAATCAATCCTTGACAAGTTGGGAGAAAAGAGTATAAAATGGGAATATCTCGGAAATTCTTATGATAACCGAGTAAACAGAATAACCTATGAGGAGGTTGTTGATGATACAAGACCTATACAAACAAAAAAGGTCCTTGGAGTTGAAGTGGGAACAGGAGCATCTGTCTAATGGTAGATACACTCTTGAAATGGTCAGAATCGATGACAAAGTTAAACAAGTCATTACTGACATTAAGCTTGAAGAAGCTAAAATTGCTCACAGACAAAATAGCGTTGAAAGCGCTGCTCCACAAGTTTCTGTAGCTACTTAAGTAACAAAGCTACATCGCTGAAATCGCACTTTTATTACGGGCTCTCTTGCACTCTACTAAAAACTAGTATACAAATAACTCACTATACATAAAACAATTTTAGATGTAGACGCGTATAGTCGACAACCCCTAGGGACTACATTTATTATATTCTAGGAGGAATATTAACATGGCAAATACTACATTTAGCGGACCGGTAAGATCAGAAGCAGGTTTTCAAGTCGCTACAAAAAACAATACAACAGGTGCTTTTACAACTAGATACAGTTCAGCTTTACCAGATTACACTGGTTTAACTGCTGCAGCTTTAGCAACAGGAGCAGCTATTACTTTAGTCAACAATCAAATTAACACTGTTAACTACACAGGTGCTGCCGTAGCTGGTGTAACTTTACCAGCAGCAACAGCAGGTGATGTTTGTGTTTATGTACAATCAATAGATACAACAGGTGGCGTTAACGCATTAACTATTAACGCAGCTGGAACAGATGTTTGGGCTACAGGTTCTGTAATAGAATCAAGAGCAGGTGGAGCAGTAACTCACGATATATCAACAGCAGGTGAAACTGCATTGGTTTTCACACCAGCAGCCGCAGCTACAAATCTTTTAACTACTGGTGGAACAATTGCTTTTATTTGTTACACAACAGGTACTTGGAATATTGCATATAAACTAGGTGGAGCAGCTGATGCTACAACTGGTGCATTTGCATTTGGAGCATAATAATTAATTTAGTGTGGGCTTCGGCCCACACAATTTAAGGAGAAAAAAAATTATGGCAAATGATACAAATATAAAATCAAAGTTCTTTGGTCCTAACGCAAATAACACTCAGATCACAGCTGCAAGCGATACTAATCTTGCTGCAGAACAAGATCCAGCAGATGGTGCAGATTTAACTTTAACAACAATTGCAGGTAATGACGCATTGTGTGGTCCAGGATTTGCACAACAAGTAAAATTAGTTTCAGGAACAGGTGACGATAATTCTGATGTTACGTACACAATTATTGGAACAGACGTAAACGGTGCTAGTCAAACTGAAGATCTTACAGGTCCAGCAGGTGGAGCAAGTGTTGTCTCAACTCTATTTTATAGAACGTTAACTAAAGTTACAGGTAATGGAGCAGCTAGTGTAGACATTTCTATGGGATCAGTAGCTGTTTTTACAGCACCTATCTTTACAGGTAGAACAAGAGTAAGAGGTTTTACTGGAGTTGCAGCAGCAGGAAATCTAGAAATATCTAGTGTATCTACAGCTGGAACAGTTGAAATGCAAACTATAGCAGCGGCAGGAACTTACCAACCACATGTTCCACACAATGGAATTCTATGTCCAGCCGGAGCATTTTTAGGAACTAACACTGATATTATGGATGGTGCCGCAACAGGATTAACCGTATATTTTGACGGGTAGGTAGCAATGGCTAACACTACTTCACAGTCTTATAGTTTTGACCAAGACTTTTCTATTGATGAAATTATTTCAGATGCATACGAACGTCTAGGTCTTGTTGGAAGTGCAGGACATCAATTAAGAACTGCTAGAAGATCTTTAAACATTCTTTTTCAAGAATGGGGAAATAGAGGAATACACTTTTGGGAAGTAGGAAACACTAATATTAATTTAGTTGTAGGTTCCTCTACTAATGTAGATGCAACTGATGAAGGTGCAGGGATATATACTTTTTATAGAAATGCAGTTGACAGTGCAGCAGCGGCTGCAGCTTCACCACAAGCTACAACTGTTCCTGTTGCTAATGTTTATGGTATTACAGATATCTTAAATGTTTCTTATAGACAAAACTATAATACAACATCTCAATCAGATACAGGTTTAACTAAAGTTGCAAGAGACGCTTATGCTGCAACAGCAAACAAAGCATCACTTGGAACACCTTCACAATTTTGGATACAAAGATTTATTGATAAAGTTACACTTACAGTTTACCCATTACCAAATTCAACTGCTGCATCAAATTTTCTTAGCGTTTATTATGTTAAAAGAATTGAAGATGTAGGAGCTTATACTAACGCAACGGACACACCTTTTAGATTTGTACCTTGTATGATTTCAGGATTATCTTATTACTTATCTATGAAGTTTGCACCACAACGAACACAGGAGATGAAGTTGTTGTACGAGGATGAATTAGCTAGAGCATTATCTGAAGATGGTTCTGCAGCTAGTACATTCATTACTCCGAAGACATACTATCCAAATATATAATGGCTAGATTTGCAAAAGGTAGTAGAGCATTAGCGATCTCTGATAGATCAGGTGCAGCTTTTCCATATAGAGAAATGGTAAAAGAATGGACCGGAGCTCTAGTACATGTTTCAGAATTTGAACCTAAACAACCACAACTAGAACCACATCCAGTAGGAGCTGATCCACAAGGATTAAAAAATGCAAGACCTGCAAGAACAGAATTTCCAGTACAAGATATTTTACCAAACAATCCTTTTACTACAAACTCAAACACAACTTTAAATGTTTCATATCCAAGTAATCAAATAAATGAAGGAACATCTTATGTAAGATTTCAAGCAGTTAAATCTAGAGTGGGTGGTGTTGCAATTGCAACTTTAGAATTAGAAACAACTTTAAATGGTGCAATTAATGATACAGTTAACACTTTAACTTTAACTAGTTCTGCAGCATTTCCAAACGCTGGTTTTATTGTAATAGAAAAAGTAGATCAAGATGCAACTAGTGCAACTTTTGGAAAATACATAAATGAAACAATTCAATATACAGGTAACAATACAGGTACAGGAGTTTTATCTGGATTAACAAGAGGCACAGCTTCTCCATTTAGAGGAATAACTCCACCTAATACTACAGCAACAACTCATGCAAACGGAGCAAAAGTTTTTGGATCATATTTAGCAACAGCAATTGCAACTACTGTAGAAGTTGGTCCTACATTACCAAACGGAACACAAGCAACAGAACAACAATTTAATTCTATAACAGTGCCTTTAGTATCTAACGCTGGAAGCACAGCAACAGGAGGCGGTTTTCAGTGTACAATTGGACCCGTAAATGATAGAGCTTAATTATGGCTGGATATACATACGCAGATTTAACAACAGATATTAGAAACTACACAGAAGTAGATGCTAACGTATTTACTGCTGCTGTTATAAATAGATTTTTAGAAAACGCAGAACATAGAATTAATTTAGATATACCAATGGACTCAGACAGAGTTCAAGCAGAAGCACAATTTGCACAAAATTTTAATAGTATTACAGTTCCTACAAAAGCTTTATTTGTAAGAGGTGTACAAGTATTTAATTCAACAACAGCTACTACAGAACAAGGTTTTTGGTTGGAAAGACGAGATCAAACTTTTATTACTGAGTATGTGGGTGAAGCTACAGGACCTTCTGGAGGTCAAGCAGCACAAAATGTAAAAGGTTTACCTAAATATTATTCTATGTTTGGTGGTGCTACAACAGGAACTAATACTGCTACATCAGGAGCTTTATTTGTAGCTCCTACACCAGATCAAAACTATAAATATATCATTCACTATAACGCTCAACCAGCTGGTTTAGAGACTAATACAGCTGGAACTTATGTAAGTAATTACTTCCCACAAGGCTTATTATATGCATGTTTAGTAGAAGCATTTATGTTTTTAAAAGGTCCAACAGATATGTTGACACTATATGAAAATAGATATAAAACAGAGTTACAAAAGTTTGCAGCGATGCAAGTTGGAAGAAGAAGAAGAGACGATTACACGGATGGAACAATAAGAATTCCAATCGAGTCACCGCCTCAATAATTAGGAGAAAAATATTATGGCAATAACATCAGCAGTATGTAACAGTTTTAAAACAGAAGTTTTAAGAGCAATTCACAATTTTACAAACGGTGGAAACACTTTTAATTTAGCATTGTACACAAGTTCAGCTACACTAAATAAATCAACAACAGCTTACAGTTCATCAAACGAAATATCTAACACATCAGGATCTGCTTATTCTGCAAAAGGAAAAGCGCTTACAAACGTAACTCCTGCTTTATCAGGAGACACTGCATGTTGTGATTTTGCAGATGTTTCTTGGACATCAGCTTCATTTACAGCTAACGGTTGTTTAATTTTTA